ACAAATGCAGTCTGGCAGTGCTTTATCTGGCACTAATGTTAATTTAAAGTTCCCAAAACCAAGATTAGTACATGCAAGAAGAGTGGGACACAGTTATGCGACTGAAGGTGGGTTTGATGGTGCAAATCCGATTTATTCAGCTAGCTTTACCACTAATACAGGAAAGCAAGATTATGATTTGCAAAATATCATATCTTCCTCAGCTGCTACTGATTCTGGCCAACTATATTATGGAAAAGTTGGCAATAAAAGAATTAATGTAACAAAGGTTTATTACAAGACCCCACAAGCTATGTGGAGATTTTATGGCTATTATGGGGGCTTGAATACTGTCGGGAATTTATCTAGTTATGGCCAATTCGCAGACGACAGCACTTTTCAATTAATTCCAGTTTGGCAAAATAAGGCACAAGCTATGGGGTTCGAAGACGCCATTTATACCAGAAACAGTCACTATTCTTATGAAATAAAGAACAATAGACTTAGATTATTTCCGGAAACAGTAATAGTGTCGCCTAAAAAAATGTGGGTTGAATTTTTTGTAGATTCTAACACCCCATGGGATGACGATTCAGGAGCAGACAATGGCGTGTCTGGGGTAAACAATATTAACACATTACCATTCGAAAATGTTCCTTATCAAAACATAAATGCTATTGGAAAACAGTGGATTAGGAGGTTTACATTAGCTCTGTGTAAAGAAATTTTAGGCAATATTAGATCTAAATTTGCCGTAGTTCCGATTCCAGGTGCGAGCGTTACTTTAAATGGTCCAGCGTTATTAACTCAGGCCACCACAGAACAGGAAAAATTAAGAGAAGAATTGAAAACAATTTTTAATGAATTAACTTACGCAAAGATTGCCGCCCAGGATGCTGAAATTTCTGACTCTGTCAACAAAATACAACAAAAAATCCCACATTTGATTTACACAGGATAATAATGTAAGATGTCTAATCAAGATAAATGGTCGCAACCAGCTTCTCCCCCTCCTCCATTGTTTTTGGGGGAAAAGGAGCGCAATCTTGTTAAACAAGTTAATGATGAACTCTTAGAAAGAGTTACTGGGCAAGATGTACTATATTATCCAATAAGCATTGAACATACCAATTTTCATTCAATATATGGTGAAGCAATAAAAAAAACATTTTACCCCCCAATTAGAATTTACGCACTTGTCACTTGGCAGGGATTTGTAACAGAAACTACAAACTTTGGGATTGACAAGAGACCAAGTATATTGGTGAATTTTCACAAACGAAGATTGACGGAAGATCAAAATCTTTATGTTCGTGAGGGGGATTTTATTTTATATCACAAAACCTTTTACGAGATAACAGTCTTAAACGAACCAAGAGAAATTTTTGGACAAATTGAACATAAGATGGAAATAGAAGCTAAATGCGTGAAGGCGCGACAGGGAGTGTTCAATGCCAGCTAATGACGATTATAGTGATATTGTAATTGAACCATCAAATATAGAAAACATTGACACAGCTATGTTTAGGTTTATTGATGAAAAGATGAATTTGCATGCCAAGACTAATGAACATTCCAAGAAAGTTCCTGTATTATTCGCTTCAGCAGAGCGTGCTTTTTTAGCTAAAAAATCAGCTGAAGACAGGGATAATGATGGCACTTTGGAACTACCAATCATAAGCATAGAAAGAGGGGCTATAGATAAAAATATTGCAACAAAATCAACTTCTTATTTTGGCCCCACACCTTTCTTTATAGACCCTATCCATGGTAGTTATATAAAAATTAATAGAAAGATAGTGGTAGATAAAACAAACAATTTTGCCGTTGCGGATAACATAAAAGATATAAATGGAGTTAGAAGAACTCCCAACGGACAAGCTTATTTTCCGAAAAAAGAAAATAAAAAAGTTGTAACTGTAAGTTATTATCTACCAAGACCAGTATCTATTACAACTAGCTATAATATAACGATTAAAACAACTTATATACAGCAAATGAATGAATTGGTTCAACCTTTTATGACGATGGGGGACCATGCAAAAGCAGTAAATATATCCAATAAAGGTCACAAATATGAGGCATTTTTGGCTGGCACTTATACTGCCCAAAATAATTCAAATTCTTTTACGGATTCAGAGAGAGTCTATATAACCGTGGTTTCGTTTAGCGTTTTGGGGTACTTGATGGGAGAGGGTGATAATCAGATTAGGCCAAAAATTATTAAAAGAGAAAATGCGGTTGAAATCAAAATACCCAGAGAAAGGGTCCTTGTTGGCGATATGCAACAGTTTGATCCCTCTGGTGGCTTTTACCGGGAATAGGAGCATTTTGAGATTTACAAAACTATTTATAAGTGATGTAAAGAATAAAATTACTGTATCATCGCTATTAGAAGGAGAATGCATCCATGTCTTCAAGAAAATTTAAGTTTATTTCACCTGGAATATTTATCAATGAGATTGATAAATCTCAACTACCAGGGCTCCCGGCTCTAGTCGGACCAGCATTAATTGGGCGTTTTGAAAGAGGCCCAACCTTAAAACCAACACAGGTTAACTCATTTGAACAATTCGTACAGACATTTGGCGAACCAATCCCAGGCGGCAAAGGTGGAGATGTTTTTCGTGACGGTAACTATACTGCCCCTACCTATGCAGCATACGCAGCACAAGCTTGGTTGAGAAATAATTCCCCAGTAACTGTTGTTAGACTTTTGGGTGATACTAACAAAGATGCTACAGCTGGTGGTGATTCATATGCTGGTTGGAAAACTGATAATATATTGCCAACAACAGATGGCACCACAAATGGAGGAGCTTACGGTCTCTTTATTGCACAACATAGTGCGTTAACTTATACACTTACTCCCGGTACTTTTACAGGAGAAGGGCAGCAAGTTATTGTAGTTCAATTGACAGGTTCTTCAAATGCTGCTATTAATTCTGATGCCAGCTCGACAAGTGCTACGCGATTTAACACTGGCTCTGATGGAACTGCTGCTGCTGTGGCGGCAACTTTTGCTTCTGCTGTCAATGCGACTACAACCGGGTTTTCAGCTACAGTTTCCTCCGGAGTAGTTACTTTAACAGCACCAGGAACCAATGCCAATGTCGTAATCACTTCTGGAAGTACTGCTGGTATTTTTAGTTTAACAAATTCAGCAGGAACTGTTATTCCAAACAGCACTGCGGAACCAGTAACAGCGTCTCTCACTCCGACAACTGGCACATTAGCTGCAATTTGGTATTTAGACCAAGGAAGCATTATGCTTTCTGGTACCAAACTGGATTGTGGTGCCGCATCAGTGACTGGTTCTGGTCTCTTTTTAAGACCAGTTGAGAATAGCAATGTATATAAAGTTATCATTACCAGCAATGGCACAACCAAGGTTGAAGAAACTTCATTTGATTTTAGCAAATCATCTGGTCGTTTTATTCGTAAACGTTTTAATACAAATCCGACTTTGACAAATAGTACTATTACAGATACAGCTAAAACTTATTTCTTGGGTGAAACTTTTGAAGGTGAAGTTAACTCTAAAATTACTCTATCTGATAAGAGTCGTCTTTTTGGGGCTATTGTCCCGCTAACCTCTCCCAATGAAACAAGCTTCACTGGGGGTGATTTTAAATTCACTTACTCTAAAATTAATCAAGGTCAGGGCGTTATTGGCAAAACAGGTTGGTTTATTTCGCAAGATATTTCAACAGATTATGTAAATTATAATCCAGCTGATATGACAAAACTATTCCGCCTAAATGGTCGCTTGACAAGAGAAGGTGTACAAAAGGAAGTTAAAATTTCTATTAAAGACATTAGAAAGTCACCTGACCCTAATAACGATTATGGTACTTTTACCGTGGCCATCAGGGATATTCGCGATACAGATGCTGACCCGATTTACTTAGAACAATTTAATAATTGTAATTTAAATCCATTTTCTGATAACTATATTGGTAAATTAATTGGCGATAAATTTGAAGAATGGGATTACGATTCCAAACTTTATAAAGAATATGGTGATTTCCAAAACAACTCTGATTATATTAGGGTTGAAGTGGCTAATGATGTTAGAAATGCTTCTACAAATCCAACATTTTTACCATTTGGGGTTATTGGGCCACCAAGATTTAGAGGATTCTATATCACTGGTAGCGGCCAGTTAAAAGATTTTGGAGATAATGTAGCGCTTGCAACTGCTGGAACTGGTACTTTAGTTAAAAGTGGTTTAGATTATGTTGGTACGCTAGAAACAACCAACACTAATAGAACCATATATACTGGTTCGGAAACTGGTATTGTGAAGACCAAGTTTAATTTTCCAGAATTACGCTTGAGAGTGTCAAGCTCGGAAGGCTTTATTATTGACCCAACTGATGCATTCTTTGGAGTTGACACAACTTATAATTCAAATGAATTTAATTATAGTGTAAGAGACGTCATAAGAGCCAAGCCAGATGCTGTTAACTCACATGATGCTGATGGTAATGATACAGAGACTTCATGGACCTTCTCATTAGACAATATTAGAAATATTAAAGTATCTACTTCGGGCTATACAGGAAGCTATGGAACTCATGCAGCTTATGATACTTCTGCACGTGTTAATCAATTTTCATATACAAGCCATACTGGCTCTGCTGGGCAAACAAATGTCCCAATCAATGCAGCTACCGCTTCTTATGAAAATGTGCTAGATGCTGGATTTGATAGATTTACTACATGCCTACATGGTGGTTTTGATGGACTGGATATCAAGGAAAGAGAGCCATTCAGAAATACTTTCTTAGATGGAGCAGGCGAAGATACAAATTATGCATATAATTCATTAGCTTTGGCCATTGACTCACTTAGAGATACTGAAAGAGTTGAATTTAACTTGGTAGCAATGCCTGGTGTAACAAACAACTCTTTGAACTCAAAACTAGTAAGAATGGCGGAAAATAGAGGAGATTCTCTTGCGATTATTGACTTGAAAAATGGTTATGTTGCCGACACAGAAGGGACACAATCTGTTCAAGATAGATTAGGCTCTGTAAATCAAACAGTTAATAACCTAAATCAAAACTTAAGACTTAATTCAAGTTATGGTGCTGCTTATTACCCATGGGTACAAATTAGAGATACAATCAATGGGGCTACATTATGGGCACCCCCGTCAATTGCAGCAATTGGAGCATTTTCTTATTCTGAAGCTGTATCTGACTTGTGGTTCGCACCAGCAGGCTTCACCCGTGGTGGACTTTCAAGTAATAATGCAGCTGGTCTCCCGGTGGTAGGAGTAAGACAACGTTTGACCTCAAAAGAGCGTGACAAGCTTTATGAAAATAATGTTAATCCTATTGCTTCTTTCCCAGCTGAAGGGATTGTGATCTTTGGGCAAAAAACGCTACAAACCACACCCTCAGCTTTAGACAGAATTAATGTAAGAAGATTAGTTATCTTCTTGAAGCGCGAAGTTTCAAGAATTGCAGCTACGCTTTTATTTGACCAAAATGTACAAGTTACCTGGAATAGGTTCCGTGGTCAAGTAGAGAACTTACTTGGAGGCGTACAGGCTGGTTTGGGTCTTACTGATTATAGAGTAATTCTTGATGAGACCACCACAACTCCTGATTTGATTGATAGAAATATTCTTTATGCAAAGATTTTTGTCAAGCCAGCAAGAGCAATTGAATTTATTGCTATTGATTTTATTATTACGGATAGTGGTGCTTCTTTTAATGATTAATTAAAAACACAACTATTTAATTTAGAGAAGTAGAAGTGTATAGGAGAGGAGAAAATAAAACATGGCATTCTGGAGCGATTCAAGAGTAGAACCTAAAAGGCAATTTAGATGGTTGTTTATTATACCCGGTGGAAATGGCCAACCAGCTGTTGAAACTTACCTTATAAAGGGAGTTAACAAACCTACTACAACATTGGCTTCCACCCCAGTACAATATCTTCAGCATACTTTTAAATATCCCGGTAGATTGACCTGGAATGATGTTACTGTAAGTTTAATAGACGCAATTGATCCAGACACTTCTAGCACTTTAGCCAGATTGATTCAATCATCAGGTTATAAAATTCCAACTACTGAACAAAATGCTCAATTTTCTTTCTCAAAGGCAAATGCCGTGGCTTCATTAAATAATCCAAGAATACAACAGTTGGATGGAGGTAACACCATCACAGGAGAACCTCCAAAAATAATTGACGAGTGGACATTAATTAATGCTTGGGCTAAAAGCGTTGATTTTGGAGGCTCATTAACCTATACATCTGATGATTTAGTTCAGCTTAGTTTAACTATTTCTTATGATTGGGCCGAATATTCAAGTCGCAATTTAAATAGCGGGCAATTAGAACGAGTATTATCCGGTCAAAGTGGGTAGGAATTT